TATCAACGCACAATAAAGCTGATAGGGAGTTAAGATATACCATTTATAGAATCCTATTAGACGCATTATAAATGAAACACAGGTCATATCTTTAATTCTAAAGAGCTGCCACTGTTCTTTTTCTGGGCATCTTAATACTTCATAGTCTTTCAAATAGAATAACATATTTTCAAGTTCTTTTGCAGTTAGTAAACTATGTTTTATTCCTGCATGAGTATATTCTAAATGAATCCATACATTTTTTTCTGGATCAAAGTTTAAAGCACCACAATGTTTAAAACCTTTTTTTAAAAACTGTAACCATTCTGGATAAGGATATTCATCTGCTTCGTAAAAATATACTAGCCATTCCTTTTGAATATGTCCCATACTTTCCTTTTAGTTGCACCTGGTTTTTGAAATACATCCCATTGTTTCTTAGCAACAGTTGGCTGTGTTTGTATTTTACCAGACATCATTGTTCTACCTTCACCAGCTCCCATCATTAAATATTGTAAAGCATCATGAACGTGGGAGTATCTATTCTTCAATGGTTTCTCATCATACCTATCTCCAGATACTTGAAGTCTTCTATAATGATAACCACCATTAAAACCTTTTTTTAAATTTATACATTCTGTACTCATAATAAATCCTGGTGATCCATCTACTAATCTTGATAGTGTAGAATCAACAGCTTCTATTCTTAAAGCAACATCATTAGATGGTGCAGGTATAGCTTTTAATCCATGATTTCTCATTATTTGAAATGGAGTTCTTTCATCTGTCTGTGATCTAAAATCTCCAGCAGGATCTCCATAGATCATAACTTCATATCCTTTGTATGATTTTGCAATCTCTCCTCTCAGTAATTCTGAGAATCTAATTACACCCATATCAAAACAAACAAGCTCATTTAATATATTCCATTTACCTGTAGTAGTTCTTTGACCAAAGACTGCAGCAGGAGTTAATCCAAAGTCAACTCCAATCCATATTGGTTGTCCAGGTATTAATTCTATTTTTTCTTTTGTTATATGTAATTCATCTTTGAAGCTGTGATATACAGGTTTACCTTCTTCAATAGATCCTAGTTTATTTAAAACATAAACATCTATCCATCCTTTTGTTTTACCTCTAATAATATTTTCATAATATTTTTCGGTTAGGTTTTTTTTATTTTCTGATTTTTTGTTATCTTCATAACCAGTTATTAATCCATCCTTCCCTTTGTTTTCTAGCAAAGCAGGAGGTTGAGTATAAAAACTCCAGTTGTCTGGTTTGATTAACATTAAAGCTTCATCTCGAGAGATGTGATCTGGTACAGGTACATCTGCTGCCATGATCGGCCACCAGTGATCTTCTTCTGGTGCATTGGTATCTGCTATAACTCCATACCAACTAGCCCCACCTTCTCTCATACTAGGAAATCTTCCTACCCTCATAGTACAAGCATCTATAATTGATTTGGGTATTTCTCTTGCTTCATTAACCCAAACGCCAGTCAATTCTAATGATAGTAATTTCTTAACATCTTCTGGTCTATCAAGAGCTAAGAAGATAACTTCTACATCAAGTTCACCAACTAAGATTCTATGAGTATAAGGAACACTCCAGGCGAAGTTACCCCAAGTATCTTCTGGAAACCAATCTAACCATGTTTTGATTGTTGTAGTTCTAAGCTGTGGATTTGTATTTCTAATTACAGCCCATCTAGATTTTCTTTTACCTTCTGCATTTTTCTGTTGTAATAAAGCTCGTCTAAAGATCTCAATACAACAAGCAACTGACTTACCAGATCCTACTGGCCCACGAAGTCCTCTAAAGAAGTCGTCAGACTTCATAAATTTTTTTAGAGTATCGCCTTCTGGTTTGTATTTAAAATTAATCGACATTTACACCAACATTTGCTTTTAACAGATTGTATATGGTTTCTTCACCAAAAGCTTCTACAAGTTTATCAGCTTCATAGTCTGTTATCATATGTGTTGGATAATGTTTAAGATGTGTATTCTTAACGATAGTTCTTAATCTTTTTCTATCTTTTAAACTTAAATTATTGAGGAACGACATTTTAATTGTTCTACCCTTTCTAATACTATTTCTAATATCTCAGTTTCTTTACCATACTTTTCTTCAAAAGCTTTCTTAGACATATGTATAGAGAACTTTCCTTGATGATGGTCATGACATAACGGAATTACGTGGAAGTGGCTTGTACGTCTTCCTATGCCAGTTCCAGGGGGTCTTATATGATGTAGGTTAGCTGGTCGTTCACAGCAATAGCAACCAAGCTCAGCTACCCACCTCATATGTTCTTTTTCTTTCTTTGTTGCCATTACTTCTTTTTCATTTTAGCTATGATCTTTTTTTTCAGAGCTTCTGGTAATGATTTCTGTTTTCCTGTTAACTTGCTTTTTGCAGCAGGTCTTCCTCTTTTTGAACCGTAGGTTCCTTTTCCGTAGGGCATTGTTCCTCCATTACTTGTTCGTATGTTGATCTGCATCCATCTGGTGTTGCAGCACTAGCCATCTGTATTGCTTGTATATCATTTTCAGCTGAATATACAATCTCTCTTTTGAGAGTATCATTTTGCCATATGTTTACTTTGTAATTCATGTTCTCTCCTTTGTTTGTTGGAAGGGAGAACCTTATAGAACTAAAAAAATTTTTGAAACGCACTTAGCAATGCTAACGCCCTTGCCCTTTGTACCTAGTTTGTTTCTTCTGCCTTTTGGCTGATTTGTTCTGACTCTTAGTATGAACGCCTCGTCTTTTCTTAGGCTTATCTCGTGGTATAAAATGTGTAAACTTCTGCTTTGCCATGTGTACCTTTTTGAACCCTGTTGTCTGTGAGACTCGCCTCGTCAGCTATGGCTGATGATTTTTGCCCCCACCCTCCGACTCTGCTAGTCGTAGATGTGTGGGTGCATACCAACGCCTCACGTTAAATCAATATTAATCTTAATATCCCCCTGTATATTGTGAGATACCTTATCTGGTGCTCTCAATCCTACTCTATCGAGAATATCTCTGCTAGCCTCTAGCTGAACATATTCACTCTTAGCTCCACTCGACAGCTCGATAAGTCTTTTACTCGCACTTACTGCTCCAAGTCCAAGAGTTTGTGCAATCCGTTGTTGCATATACTGTTGTACCTTTGGTAAACGTAGTGTGCGAGAAGCACTTACTCTCGCTGCTTCTTTGCTTCCTTTACTTGAATATCCTGCCTTTTCGGCAGCTTCCTTAATACTACACCCAGTAGCTACGATAGTATCTACTAGGCTTCGTTGTTTCTCTGTAAGATCATCTTTCATAACACTTATTTATTCTACCCTTATAGGTACGTAGATATTTAATTTCATTGTGTCAAGAGAAATAACAGGACTTTAGTAGTATTGGAAACTCACATAACTATATCTTGTATGGCGACTTACAGGCTCTAGTGCTAAAGCACCCAAGCCCTTCGGTCTTGTCCCTAAAGGGTAACGATCCTGGTCGCAAGTGAATGAATGGGCAAAGCCCATACTCTCCACCCCATACGCAGTTTTCTCATAAGTCTAACTCCTAAGGTCGTTAGCCTAATCGCTAATGATATTGCAAAGGCAAATCGTAAACGATTTCCTAAGCACTATCAAACGCTATTGGGAAAAAGAGAAACCCTTGCGTTACTCGAAAAGCTTAAACGCTTTTCTGCGTTACTCAGTACTGCTATGGGTCCCCCCCACACACGTGGATTAATGTGCTTGTATCATGAGTTTGCCTTAATGAACAGTGCAAGGGACATCAACGCCTCACCTAAAGGTGATTCCCCTTCGGGTGCGTTGTGTCGCACTGTATCATTAAGCTTTGCCTCATGATGACTGCACACCTTAACCACATGCGTTATGCCATGTCGGTTATAAAGTAAACGATAACAGAAAGGTTACAATGGAGTACGTTAAATACTATGAGTTGATAACAGATGAACACGATAGAAAAAGAGTTGTTGAGTTATCAATGTTAAAAGAAGAAGCTATAATGAAAGCTGACTATGATAAGGTTAGTGAAATAGATAGCGAAATAAATAATATAACTAAAGGAGTTAGATATGATGGGTAGTGAATTAAATCAACAAGATTATTCAGATAGCAGACTAGATGACATGCAAGATGTACTAGATTGTGTTGATATGAAAGCTGGTGTTACTGGCTTTTTCAATACAGTTATATCACCATTTGCTGATCATCCAGATTGGTCAATGTTGGCTGAATGGAATGCTAATAGTATTATTGGTGTATTCCAAAGACATCATGAGCAATGTATCAAAAGTCTAGATAAGACAAAAGATCTTATGCAGACTGCGTTACGAGAAGATGTTGGTAATGAGATCACTAAGCTAAATGTTGACAAGTTAATCTTTAGACGTGATGCTCAAGAAGTTAATATCAAAAGAGCTAAATCTATATTGAATGAGTTTCTTCTATGTTATGAAACTACCTTTGGTAAGAAGTTTATGCCTCAAAGCAAAGCTCCTGTCAAAGATGTGACTAAACAGATGAAAGAATACAATATGACTAGACTAAAAGAAGCTCTAGGTAAGTAATAATAAACAATCAAACCCGGTACTCTTAACAGGGTACTGGGTTTTTTTTATCGTTACAGCCTATTTTCAAAACGTTCGGCGTTGAAAATCATTAGGCGTTGCTGCCGAAACTCTAACAATAAAAGGATAATATGAAAAACACTATAGATTTAATAAGTCAGTATCATAATGCAGTAATGGAAGCTTTGTTTTTATT